AAACCCAGATATCAAGATTATCATTGTTTCTAAGGCACAGCGTCTAGCGGAACAGTTCCTTTTACAGATTAAAGAGCGCCTAACAAATCCAGAGTACGATCAGTTACAGTCAGACTTTGCTCCTGGCGGAGGCTGGAAAGAAGGCTCTGTTTCCTGGAAGGCTAACCAGTTCTATATTTCTGGTCGTGGTTCAGAAGCAAAGGACCCTACCGTACAGGCTATTGGTATGCGTGGTCAAGTATATGGTGCTCGTGCTGACCTTATCATTGTTGATGACGCCGTTGATAACACAAATGTTAGCGAATACGACAAGCAGATTGACTGGCTTACAGGTATCGTGGGTTCTCGTTTGGCTCCTCGCACTGGTCGCCTACTTGTTGTAGGTACTCGTATTGCCGCTAAGGACCTTTATAGCGAACTTCGCGACCCGGACCGCTACTATGGCAACAAGCAGCCCTGGAGTTACTTGCTACAACCTGCTGTTCTAGAGTTTAACGATGACCCTTCTATGTGGAAAACCCTGTGGCCCTATTCGGATCGCCCGGCAGACCCAGACGAAGATGTTAGCGAGAACGGTTTGTATCGTCGCTGGGATGGGGAAACCCTTGCGGAAGTTCGTAACGGTCTTTCGCCAGCAATGTGGTCTCGCATTTACCAGCAAGAGCAAGTTGCCGAAGACAATGTCTTTAAGGCAGAACTTCTTTCTGGATCTACGCAGATGCGCCACCCGGGTATCATTCCAGATGACCACCAGATTGGTCGCCAGCGCGGCATGAACGGTTTGCGTATCATTGCCGGTCTTGACCCTGCTTCGGTTGGCCACACGGCTGCCGTAGTTATTGGTCTTGATACTGAAACTGGCAAGCGCTATGTTATTGACATTCACAACCAGGCATCAATGACACCAGACGCAATGCGCGACTTGATTAAAGGCTGGACCGTCAAGTATGGTATTCAAGAATGGCGCATTGAGCGTAACGCCTTCCAGGCGTTCTTGACTCGCGATACAGAAATCATTCAGTTTCTAGCGTCGCGTGGATCAACCCTGTCGGAGCACATGACGGGAAACAACAAGCACGACCCTAACTTTGGTGTAATGGCTATGTCTTCTCTTTTTGAGGCTGGACTTATTCTATTGCCAAACAGTTCTAGCGAATCGGTGAAGGCTATGATTGACCAGTTGGTTGTCTGGCAGCCAAACCCACCTCGCGGAACTAAAACAGATATTGTTATGGCTCTATGGTTTGCGGAACTTCGCTGCCTAGAACTAGTTCAACGCTTCAATAAGTTTACACACTACCGCAACACCCCATTTACGACTCGTTCAGACCGATCGACTCGTTTCACAATGTCCGCTGCTGAATATGAGGATATGTCAGCAAACGGAACCCTGCCACGCTCGTGGTGGGCTAAATAAGGAGAAACATAATGCCCAACGAATACGATGGCTCAGTAGATCAGCCAAAGATGGCCGAAATCTTGGCGCGCTTTGACCGCATCAAGACACGCCACTCACGCAGAGATACCCGCATGGCTCAGGTTCGCGCTATCCGCGCAGGCCAGATGTCGCAGGTAGCGCCTGACCTTTTCCCAGAAAGCGGCCCTTGGCAGGAGCCTATTGTTGCTAACATGATTGATATTGCTGCTCGCGATATTGCTGAAATGCTAGCGCCACTTCCTACCTTTAACTGTACTTCACCTACTATGGTTAGCGAGCGCTCACGCGAAAATGCTACCATGAAGACCAAGGTTGCCCAGGGCTATGTTGCCGAGAGCGATCTTCAGATTCAGATGTACACTGGCGCAGACCAGTATGTTACATACGGCTTCCTTCCGTTCCGTGTTGAGATTGACTACGAGCGCAAGATGCCTATCATTCGTTTGATCGACCCTGTTGGAACCTACCCGGAGTATGACCGCTTTGGTCGCGTATCTTGCATGTTCCAGCGAGTTCTTGTCTCGCGCGACGAACTAGCAGTTCAGTTTCCTGAGTTCGCAAATAAGATTAAAAAGAACGATGGCGTGTTTGGCTCACAAGAAGTTGAGGTAGTTTTCTACCACGACAAGAACTGGGACCTTGCTTTCCTAAGCGGACCAGAACCTATTCTCCTTACAAAGGTTCGTAACCCACTTGGCAAGGTAATGATCAAAGTCGCTAAGCGCCCAGGAGCATCTAACGATCCTCGCGGACAGTTTGACGATGTTATTTTTATTCAGTTGGCCAAATCCTCAATGGCTCTACTGGCTCTACAAGCAGCGCACGAAGCAGTAAACGCTCCGATCATTGTTCCTTCAGATGTGGCGGAGATCCCTTACGGACCTGGCGCAACAATCAGAACGAACAACCCTGGTGGTGTAGGCCGTCTCCGCCTAGACCTACCACAGGAAGCATTTGCTGAGCAGAACGCACTAGAGCGCGAACTTCAGTTGGGTGCTCGTTTCCCGCAGGTTCGTACTGGAAACGCTGATGCCTCTATCGTAACCGGCAAGGGTGTACAAGCCCTAATGGGTGGGTATGACTCACAGATTCGTGGTCACCAGGCAATCTTTGCTCGCACCATCAGCGACATCATTTCTCTATGTTTCGAGATTGACGAAATGGTATTCGCTAACGAGACCAAGTCTGTTCGCGGATCTGCCAACGGTGCGCCGTTCGAAGTTAAGTACACCCCAAGCAAAATCATTCGTGGCGACTACTCTGTTGATGTAACCTATGGCCTAATGGCCGGCCTTGACCCTAACCGCTGGTTGGTCTTTGCCCTTCAGGCTCGTGGAGAGAAGATGTTCTCTCGTGACTTCATGCGTCGCGAAATGCCTGTTGATATCGATGTTGAAGACGAAGGTCGCAAGATTGATATTGAAGACATGGAAGACGCAGCCAAGCAGGCCATGATGGCTTATGCTCAGGCAATCCCAATGCTTGCTACTAACGGCCAAGATGCCAGCAAGCCACTTGAGATCCTTGCCCAGATCATCAGTGATCGCCGTAAGGGCCGAGCACTGGTAGATAGCATCGTTGATGCCTTCGCGCCAGAAGAGCCAAAGGAACTTCCGGCAGCAGAGCAGAGTCCTGAAGCGTTACTAGCGGCAGCGGGCATAACTGGCACCCCGGGAATGCCTGGAGAGCCAATGCCGGGCGAAGCAGCCCCAGCAGAGGCAGCGCCTACAGAAGGTCAGCAGGGACAGCCAGGCGCTCAGCAGGCGGCTCCAGCAGGCCCACCAGACATCATGGCCCTCCTAGCCGGTCTTGGTGGCGGAGCGCCAGTAGCGTAACGCAGTCAGTCCGGTTTTACTACACTTTACCCCTATAACATATATAGGGAAACTATTCTATAGGAGATTCGCATGGCAAAAAATGGTGGTTATCGTAAACCAGCCAAGCCAGCAGCAGTATCTGGTCCCGGTAAATATTCTAAACGCACAGACGGCCAACCTTCGGAGGACAACATGAAGCAAGCAAAGCGATATGTCACCGGAATGGACTATGGCGACAACAAAGAACTAAATGAGATCCAGTCTCAGGGCGACCTTGCGGCCGGGCCAAGCGTGGCAAATACGCCAACCTTGCGCGAAATGCCAATGACCGGAGGTCCACAGTCTTCTGTTGCCCCAACCGAAGCAGCCGCACAGGCCGCACCTGCGCCAATGCCTCGCGAAAGTGTAACCTCAATATTTGCACCAACCTCTCGCCCAAACGAACCAATCACTGCTGGTCTAGCAGTGGGTGATGGCCCTGGGCCAGAAGCGCTAACCGGTACTCCGGAGTTCGTGGCAAGCCAGGAAGACAATCAGCGCCTAGCCGTAATGTATGGTATTCTTCAGCGTGCCGCTACAAGCGCCGGAGCGTCTAGCGCAACCAAAGAACTTGCCCGCCGAGTCAGAGGTTTAATGCAATAATGAGTGGATATAACGACTTCGCAAATACAATGAGCCTCATTGAGCGCAACCTTAGAAACTTGCGCCCAAGCCGTGGCGGGTCTATTGCTTCTAACGCCGACGCTAGCGATCCAATGATCACGCAGGCCGTAATGGATGCTGCACTAACAACCTCGCCTTCAGAGTTGGCTCCACAGGTTACGCCAAGGGCAATAAAGCCCGTTGCTCAACTTAAAACTCCAGAAGAACTAGGTAAAGAGATGTTCTGGAATAACTTCTGGGATAAGGTATCGGACACCTGGACTGCGCCAAATCAGTTTGCTACAAGCGTTCTCGTAAACCTTGGTACCGCTTTTCAAGAAACATCTAATCTTGCCGGAGGTCGCATTGGCTTTGACGAGTTTGGGGAGAACCTAGCAACTAAAGCAGTTAAGGCTTGGGACTGGCAAGATTTTGATGAAGCAGACCGCCTAGACATTGGAACCGCTTTCATGTTTGCCGTAGGACAGGCGAGCAACTTCGGAACCAATGCTGTCCGTGGGCGCATCGGAGCGGCGGGTGGCGCAGAAGGCATGGCTGGCATAAAGAAACTTGAAGATGCCCAAAAGCAGTATGGTCTCAAGTTCACAACCGGCTCATTTGATATTTTCTCCAAAGAAGAGCGCTCGTACATGTCTGGCGAGCAGGGCTTTAATGTTGGAACCTTTTTAACGCAAGCATCTAACCTCGTTGGCGACATTGCAACAGACCCAACAACATACCTACTGACCCCCGCCGTTGGTAGAGGCGTATTGTACGGCCGTCGTTTGCTTTCTGAAAACTCAGATTTAATGGCACGAGAACTTGCTGACCTAACCGATATTGCTTACAGTAAACTTGATGACGCAGCCCTAAAGAAGAAGCATGGCGCGCTATGGAACAACCTAGCCTTTGCCGCAGATAACAACGCAAACACCATTAGCCAGTGGAAAGTTGTTCGCGAAATGCAGGGCCCACAAAAGGATCTTTTTACCGATCTTGCTGGTCAGGTTAAAGATGTGCGCGACCAGGCAAAACTTATTGCTGGACTTGAATACGGAGATGTTCGTGCGCTTAGCGAACTTGCCGAAAAGTATGACGATGTTTTTAAACTTAAGTTAGACACCGCGGCCAATAATGGCGGCTGGGCTCAGCGCCGCGTAATGGATGGCTACGAAAGAAACTACGACTTCCTAAATGATAGCGATGCCCACAAAGAGGCATTTAATCGCCTATACAATGTTGCCATCAGCGAAAAGGATAGTTTTGCCTACCGCCTATTTGCTGCCGCTGAAGACGGCGTTGATGGCGACACAATCCTGCGCCGCATTCAGCCTTCACGCCAGATGTCATTCTCTGGAGGCAAAACTTTAAGCAAGATAGAGCAAGGCGCCGCCCTTGGTCGCGCACAGGTGATGTACTCTAGTACCGGTACGCAGATCGTAAAATGGCTACCGACCGGCGGCATAACAAACCACGCGATCAACATGATTCGCCGCCCGTTCCTAGCCGCAGACCGCAGGGTATTTGATATACCAAACATAGATGGCTTAACGGGCACTAAAGTAGTTAGCCTCTTGGATGATATTGACAGACTATCTGCTCGCCAGTTATCAAGGGCAGCCGATGGTCAGCCTTCTCAGTACGACGATCTGCTACAGCAGTGGCGTCGCGCTACCAATGACTCAGAGCGCCTTGACGCTCTTCTTGCTATTCAGCAGCAGGGCGTTGAAAGCATTGGCCTTCGCTATGGACTTGACGCTGCAACAGCAAAAGAATACGCAGCACAACTACAGGCTCAAAACTTAAAATACCAAAAAGCCCAGCGCGAGGCTGCTACATACTTCAATCCGGAAACGGGCGAGTCTATTGTTGAGCCACTTTACGCTAGCCAGATGGCCAACAAGGTTGAACTTGTAGATATGGTTGCGTTAAATCGCGCAATGCAAAAAGAGGCTGAACGCGGCCTCCTTCCAACAACCGCAAGTGCCATCAAGGACACCACCGCATCGGCACAACAGGTGGCAATGAGCGTTCAGCGTACCTGGTCACAGTTAACGCTTCTACGCCCAGCCCGCCTGCCTCGTGAAATCATGCAGGGATCGCTTGGTGCGTTTCTTTCCGGCGACTGGTATACTGGCGTATTTGGTCTTCGCGGATCTCGCAATGGAGTTGGACTAACATCTCGCGAAGCGCTTGCCAATACAGCAGCAAACGCTGGCACGGCAATGGATAAAATGCTTACTGGAGTAAAGAACATTGTTCCAGAAAATATTGCGACCAAGGAACTCCAAAAGACTGTTGCTCAGTTAGATAAAAGCATTAGCCAAATCGATAACGCTTTGCGCGACTACACTGATGAAATCATTGCTCCCCTTGGTGGCCAAAAGTTTGACGATATTCTAGCAAACCTAACGGAAAATCAGCAGATGCTGCTTTTCAATAACGCCTCAAATCTTACTGAGTTTAAACTTCACCACTGGTCTGGTAATGTATCGGCACTTAGAGGTAAGGGCATTGACACAACTCGACCAATCGTTGGCTTTACAGACTCCTTAGCGGCGCAAAGATATGCTCGCGCACAGGTGACCTCACTAGAGTTGGCTTCCTCGTCGTCAGACGATGTGGCAAAAGCAATAGCAGAAGCAGCCGCTAGCGGAAAAACTATTCGAGTTAAGCAGCCGGGCCGCAGGGAATACCTAGCGACCCAAGATGAGTTAGATAACTTTATCTCCAATCCATCTGGCTTTCCAGATTTTTCATTAACTATCTATAATGGAACAAATGCTGCTCGTAGAACTTTTTCAGTAATCGGAAAAAAGGTTGAACTAAACTACGCAACGATTTCTCAGAAATACCCAGACCTGCTCAAGTTGCTGGGCATGGTCGATGACGAAGCGGCTTTTGCTAAATATGTAGCAGACGAGGGCTGGATCAAAGACAAAACCCTTATGCTTTGGGCTGAGCAAAACTTTGTTGGCGCATTTGTAAATAAAGACATTGTTATTGGCATACCAGCAATGATGGGAACTGGCAATGTTTCCGCTGTTCGCGAAAAGATTATCAAGCGTATTGTAACCTACGCAAAGAAAAACCCAGAAAAAACTCTTGCTGAGGCATTTGGCCTTGAGGCAGGTAAGCAAGTTACGGCAAAGACACTTAGCGGAGCACGCCAAGTAGCACTAGGTAAGCGCTTTCCGGCCCTGCTTCCAAACGACGAAGCCGCTTCAACAGTTGCCGCAATGCGCTCACACAGAGAAATGCTTGTTGAGCAGCGTAACGGCCTCAGGGAAATCATGCGTGGTAAGATGGCGAAAGAAGCCGCGCTTCGCGACACCCCAAAGGCTCGCATGGGAACCGGAAAAATATCTATCGGAGATGTTGAGATTGAAGACGGCCTGGCATCTATTCAAGGCCAGTATATGGTCGGCGCTATCGCTAATGGAAGCCAGGCGATTGGCAAGAGCGCTTATGCTATTGCTCGCGGCCAAGAGCGCGTCATCAACCGCGTTGCCAAGCCAACCGATCCAGACTACTTTGAGGGCTGGGCGGGCATCATTGATAAGCAGATGCGTCAA